GTCGGCCGTGGCGCCTGCGGGCACCGTGACCTTGAGGCTCTGGGTTCCCTTCCAGAAGAACGAGGAGTCTGCGGCGATACTCGCCGAGGCCACCTGGTTGTAACCGGTGATGCCCGACTCCATGTTGGGGTTGCCCGCGTAGTTCAGCCGGGTGGGCCTGATGACGGCCTGCACTTCGCGGGCGTTCTGGTAGGCACTCGGGCCTGCTGCACCGAGGCGCACCGTCTCCAACTGCACCGCGTCGAGGATCTGATGCTTGTTGAAGTTCATGCCTGCGAACTTGAAGCCCACGGAGGCGTATGCGGCCCTCTTCCAGGCCAGGTTTCCTCCGGAGACCGGGTAGTCCGCTGGCGCCGTGAAGATGCCGTACTGGCGGTTGTAGGAGCCAGCGGCGGCCGAGGTGAGCGACCCGCTGGTGGGGCCTATCATCGCCATGGCCGGGTCGATGCCCCCGAAGGGGTAGTGCACGAAGTCCTTGAAGGCACCGGCCGGTGCCTTGACTCCGGCCTTGAGGTCGCCCTGGACCGTGAAGACACCGGCCAGCGGGTGCAGCGGCTTCGGCCGGGGGACGATGATCGCGAGGTCGCCCCCGACGGTGAACGCGCCGTCCAGCTCGGGGCCGAAAACCTTGTAGACCCGTATCTGGATGTCTCCGGATACGGGGAGTCCTGGAACCCACTCCTCGTCGTTGCCGAAAGTGATGTTCAGCGGCATTACTCAACCACCATTCCGATTCCGGTAGCTGTCGACAGGTTGGAGTCCGTGATCGCCAGCACCTGTGTGCCGTTCTTACTTACCGCGATGTTCGAGCCCGAGTAGGCGACCGTGATCCGGTCCCCGTCGGCGAAGGCCGAGGAGTAGGCAAAGGTGGCCGCCACCGTCCCGGCAGAGATCCGGTGCAGCGCGGTGCGCCCGGCCCGCCAGTAGTTGCTGGAGTTCTGCGAACGGAAGACCAGGCCCTGCTGCTGAGAGCCGGACGGGCTTGAGGAGAAGGTGACGCCCACTGTGCCGTCGGCGTGGCCGGGCAGGGTGGCCAGCGCCCGGCCGGAGCCAGTCGGGTAAGACGATCCCCCGGCGTAGCCGCCGGTCGTCCACTGGCCGACCGCCTCGGTCCAGGTGAGCCCACCCGCGTCTGTAGTACGGCTCGACCAGTCGATCCATTTCCGCGTGAAGGAGTCCAACACGGTGTATGACGGCACTGTGTCGGAGTACAACGCGCAGATCAGAGCCCCATGGGAGTCATAGAACTCGATGAACGGGTACACCGGCACCTGCTGGCCGTTGTACGCCTGCGTATAACCGGACAGGCACAACTGGACCCGGTCGTCATACGAGAGCGGTTCCCAGGAGGAGGAGCACTGCTCGCCGCCCCCGTACAGTCCCGATCCATAGCCGCCGGAGCCGTAGGTGGTCCAGAACAGGGGTGGCGTGTTGAAGTTCGCGCTGAGCGCGCGGAAGGCGCGGCCGTGGTAGAGCACCAGGGCGCCCGGCTGGTAGAAGGCCTCGTCGTCCCAGGACTTCGAGATCCACGGAAGCGGAACGCCCCACAGCACCGGCTGCGCGGGGTCCATGGCGGACTGGCCGGAGATCTTCGCGACCGAGCGGACGCCCATCGAGGCGGTTGCTGAGCCGCTGTTGTTGTTCTTGACGATCAGCGCGTTGCCCGCGTTGTCGGAGGGGTTCGTCGGATTCTGAACACCGACGCCGACCTCGACCGCGTTGGTGCCCGGGGAGACACCGGCAGTGAACGAGACCTCTTCCCATCCCGCGATGTTGCCGTTGGAGTTGAGAAGAGTCGTGTCGCTGGTGAGGGAGACGACCGTCCAGAAGGCGTTGCTGGCGCTCGTGCCCGTGGGTGCCTGTGCCTGTCCGTACGCTCCGCTGGCGCCCGCCTGGTAGAGGTAGCTGCCGAACTTCACACGCTCGCCGGAGGCGTAGTTCACGCCCGCGTCCCAGTTGGGGTAGGTCGGGTGGTCGAAGTCGGCCTGGTCGTCGGAGAGCATCATGTTGACACCGACACGCAGGTCGGAGTCGTAGCCGGTGGTCTGCGAGATCACGGACCGGATCTGCTCCAGGGTGCCCTTCTGGCGGCCGAGGGTGGCCGCGTCGCGGACCCGCTGACGGAACAGGTAGGCAGGGGTGGACGGCTCGTAGTGGATGCCGAACTGCTCAGCCAACTGCGCGATGTTCCCGAAGCGGGTACGCATGGCGTCGTTGGTGTAGCGGTTGGAGTCGTAGTACGACCTCACGATGTCGAAGCCGAACCCGAAGATCGACAGGAACGGCTGGAGGAACGGGTTAATCGTGTTGGAGTCGTCCGAGACCGCGTTGCCGTCCTGGACGGAGACCTTGTAGTAGTCCGGGAGCAGCGAGTACAGCAGGTCGGTGTAGCCGTTGTTCTTCGGCATGAGGGTGGAGACGGTGCCCGCTCGGGACCACACTCCGGCCGCCTGGATGAACACCGTGTAGTACAGCCAGTGTCCGCCGACCACCCCGGTGTCGACGAACTGTGTGCCGTGGCTGGTCTGGTCGAGCAGGATCTCGCCGTCGTTCTCGTTGACCGCCCAGCCGAACCGGTTGCGGACCAGCCGCAGGACGTCCCACGTACCTGCCGGGGACTTCCAGTCCAGGAGCACGCTGGAGTAGTCGACCGGCGTCGCCGTGAAGGGCGAGAGGTCGAACTCGGGGTTGGCGTCCGTGCCGTACTTGCTGAGTCCGTAGAGGGATATGCCGTAGGTAGCGATGGTCGTTCACCCCTCCTAGAACGGGACCGAGTCGGGGAAGTCGGGTTCCCGGAGCATGCTGGCGCTCAGGTGGAGTTCTGTGGCACTGAAGGTCTTTCCGGCGACCGGGTGGTAGATCTTCAGGTCGATGGTGCGGCCCTTGGTAACCCAGCCCTGCCAGCCGATGTGCATGTGGGTGTAACCGTCTTCGATGGGCGTCAGGTCCTGTGACATGACCTCGCCGCCATTGACGTAGAGAGCGATCTCCCGGTCGGATCCGGCGGCCGGGGTCTGGGGACCCCACTTGCAGCGCGCGAAGACGATCCACCACCCGGATCGGTTGGCGGTGATGGAGTGGCCGTTGAAGAGCCCCTCGGGGTCGTTGCGTGGTCCGGGCGCGGGCCAGGAGATGGTCTTCATCGGGATGCCGGGGCCGGACTTGTAGGAGTCCGAGGGCTTGGACAGGTAGATGACCGGCACGCCCTTGCCACGCTGAATCTTGTCGAGCCGGTCCGCGACCGAGGACCAGGTGTTGACCGCCATCTTGAGGTTCTTGTCCTGGTGCGGCGCGATGCCAAGGGTCTGCTGGATCGCGGCGACCTCGTCCTGGAGGTTGTTCACGTGGGCTGCGGCCACGTCGTCGAGCAGGTCCCGGTGAGGGACGAACGACTTGTACTGGTACGGGTAGACGGCGGCCATTAGCCGATACCTCCGGTCATGGTGATGTGGGAGATGTCGCCGACCTTGGGGATCTCCCAGGCCCGGAAGACCGCGTCGGCGGTGCCGGTCTGGGCCGCGTCGGCGCGCGCGACCATTTGGATGCTGGCGTAGCGCACGCCGTCCACCGCGAGGATCGTCTTGTAGAAGTCGGACAGGGTCAGTCGCATGCCGAAGTCGACGTTGGCGAAGCCGAGCATGTTCTTGAGGGCCTGCTGTACGTCGTGGAGCACCGCAGCTCGCGAGAATCGCGGCCAGCACTCGACGACGACCGGGTTCGCGGCGTTGCCGACGTTCACGGCCACCACGGTCGGACCGGCCACGGTGACCGAGGTACCGGCCAGGGCCTTGTCCTGGAGCGCGGCCTGCACGGTGTTGAGGGCCTTACTGCTTGGCGTCCCTCCGTCCGGGCCGATGATGTAGACGGAGATGGAGGTGAAGGTCGATGCCACGGCGTTGGCCCTCACCACGCCCGGCACAGTCAGTGCGAGGTCGGTGAAGTCCTGAATGGTCACGCACCGGTCCTGGGTGCGGAAGACGCGCGGCGCGTTGGCCCGGATCTGGTCGTTGGTCTCCGCGCTTGCACCGCCGACCATGGCGGAAGTGATCGAGTTGCCACCGGAGTCCAGCGCGATGGTGACGCCAGGAAGTGCGGAGGATGCGATGGCGTTGACCACGCCCGCATTCACGTTGCCTATCGAGCCGCCGCCCACGCGGTACGAGGCGTAGACGGTCAGTTGGTTGGTGGGGATCGCGCCGTTGAGGGCGTCACCGAACCGGATCCACGTGGAGCCGGACTCGTCCAGGAAGGTGGTGAACACCCGGTCTTCGGGGTCGGCGTCCACCAGGAAGTCGATGTGCGTCCACTCGGTGAGGGCGCTCACACCGTCCACGAAGACCCGGACGGTTCCGCTGATTACCGGGGTGTCCGGCAAGCGGAACTCCTGCACCGGCAGGCCCGTGGACGTGCCCACGTTGACCTGGGCGCGGGTCACGCCCTGGGTGACAGTTACCGAGGCCGTACCACCGTTTTGGGGCACGGTGACGTCCATATCGGTCTCGTAGGTGATGGGGCTGTCGATGCTGTCGATGAAGTCAGTGACGACCTGGGTGAGGGCAGGCACCGTTACGGACGGCCCGGGGTTGGCGGTCTGGAAGGTGACCGTGCCGGTCGCCGGGACACCGTTGGAGGGGGTGTAGCCCAGCAGCTCGGCGATCTGGAGCAGCGACAGCCGCTGGGTGGCCGTCGGCAGGTAGGCCTCCTGCTGCAGTCGGTCTCCGTAGTAGGAGAGGCTGTCTCCGAGGTAGGAGAACAGCTCGACCATGAGCACGCCGAAGTCGCCCTCGCTGCTGGGGTTCCACTGCGGGAAGGCGCGGGAGGCGAAGTCCAGGAGCGAGGACTTGAACCCCTCGTAGTCCCGACTCGTGTAGTCGATCGCCGGTACATCGCTAGCCACTGATGACCTCGCTTACGGTGCCTCCCACGCGGACCACGGCGGTGTTCGTCCGGGAGGCGAGGTTGGACGGGGACGACCCGGCATCGCGGCGCACATAGTCGACCTCGATGCGTGCGAGGGACTGCTGGCCAGCGTCGGGTACGGGGATGGCGCGCTGGAGTACTACGCCGGGCTCGTAGATGGTGAATGCGGCCGTGACGGCGCGCGTTATCTCCTGCGCGACGAAGGCGGAGTCGGGGTCGAAAAGCAGATCGGACACCGGGACTCCATACTCCGGGAGCATGACCCGCTCCCCCGGCTGCGTGCCGACGAGCGCGCGGACATGCTGGCCGATCTGCCGGTCCGGATTCGTCTCGACGGCAATAGTCCCGTCGGACGCGAGGCGAAAGGGAACTGCGATCTCGGTAGGCATGCTTGCATTCTCCCAGGAACGCAGCTACACCTATCAATCCTGCGGCCTACGAGATAACCGGCTGCGGCTCCACCTTGACAGCGTTCAGCACTTCCACCGGCTGGTCGCATTTACCGCACGAGACGGACGGAGTCCCCGTATTCGAATACACGAGGCTGGTGCCCCAGACGCGGCCGAAGTTCTGGCACGGGTCGGTCCCGTCGGTACCAGCGGTGTTGCAGGTCACGGCCATGTCGTAGAACGTGCTCGGCTCGTAGGTGAGCGACATGAGGCGGTGCCTTTCAGGAAGAGAAGATCACGTACCAGACATTTGTCGTCACCGTATCCTCGCGGGATACCCAGACGGTCAGGCCATCGTTGGTGACGTTGGTGGCGGTAACCTCTTTAACTGTGCCAGGGACCTGACTGTTTGCGGTAACGAAGGCGCGATGCACTGATCCAGGAAGAGGACCAAGCCCCGTCACCGTGACCGCCGTAGGGGTATTCGCTGCACTCGGCGTAATTGAAACGGTTCCGGTTCTTATGCACTCCGTGTCGAACAGGCCAAAAATCGAGGTCTGATCGGCGCTGATGCTAACGCCTTGTACACCAAAGGAATCCTGCATCGTGATGCCGTACTCGACGCCCCCATCGACCTGCGGTCCGATGAACTGCGCCGACATGGTGTCAGTATCTGTCGTAATGCGGGCGGGCTCGGCCTCTGCGGGGCTTCCGGTATACAGGCGCAGGTTCCCGTCAGGGTCGAGCGAGATCCGGCGGCCGGAAGTGTCCGTCTGGACGGTGGCACCGGTGATCGTCTCACCGGTGAGCAGGTCCACATCGAGGCTTCCGATGACGCCGCTCTCGGCCGTGATCGTTCCGGCCTTTATCTGGCTGGCCGTGATCTCCAGAAGCCCCAGTGGTTCGTATACCGGCTTTGTAATGTCCCCGCCGGAGAACTGCACCCACAGGACCTGACCAATGTCGGGGACGCGGTTTGTCGGGGATGACGGCATAGCCCAGGCGCTTTCTGCACTGCCGAGCACCTGCGGAATGAAAAGAGTAACCCGGGTCTGACTCAGTGGGTCAGCATTGTTGGCGACAGTTGCCCGGAATAGTCCTAGAACCCGGTCAGACGACATTGATATCCTCCAGAATGCTCGACTCCCAGAACTGCTTGTTCCGAAGAACAGCGGGGAGGGAGTCGAACTTGAACCTCTTGTTTACATCGCTCCTAAATGTTACGGCGAGGGGCTGGTCCCTTTCCGCATCGATAGTCGTCGTGAACTGCAGCCCGTTGTTGGTCTTGTCTCGGTTGATGATGTGCTTGGTACTCGTCACCATCCACCGACCAGCCCTGTCGGTTGCTACCGACCGTCCGGTGATTCCTACCAGAGTTCCCGGGGATATCTTCGCGGTCCCGTAGAGGCTCGCCTGAATGGTGATCCATCCCCGAGAGGCGAGAGTTCGCGCCTCCATAAGAGCCCGCGCGTCGGCGTAGTTGTCTACGGCCCGGGACGTGGTGATGTGGTTGAGGAATGCGGACGTGCCGGTATCTGCCGACGAGGACGCCACGATCGTCTTTCCGGTTTTCGCATCCAGGCCGGAAATGGCGCTGGTGCCGGTCGTTCCATTCTCGCGGGGAACCATCGTTCCGGTGAGGATCGAAAGGTCCAGCAGCGTATCGAAGGATCCCGGCGCCTGGTTCTTGGTGAACACGGGAATGTCCTGGGTGCGGTTACCAAGGAGCAGAATGCGCGGGTCCAGGAAGTACAGCGTGGCGCCCTCTACCCAGAACCGGAATCCGGTCTCGTCGGCGAGGTTGTTGATCAGCCTGAAGTCGCTGATACCGGATTGCGCCCAGTACGTCAGGCGCCGGGCCGACGGGGAGATGACCGTGCGCAGGCCGTTCTCCCGGCCCACCTGCCGCACGATCGAGGTCGGCGAGACGTTCTTCCAGGACCGGGTGCGCTGGATGTTCAGCGGCAGGGTGGTGCCGATGCATACGTACCGGACGACGACCGCGCGTACGGAGCTGGTCGCCAGCACGCTGGAGTGGTGCACGTACCCGTACCAGCGCACCAGGTCATTCGGAGCACGCCCGTAGTCGAGCACCACGGGCGTCAGCTCGCTGTAGGTGGCCTTGGACGTCGGCGGGAGTGTGACATCGATGATGGCCATGGAGTGCACGCCGTAGCCCTCGCGCACTTCCACGCGGGAGATGTACGAGGTGATCCGGTCCCTGCCGATCGACAGGCGTGTGACGGGGGTCTGGTTAGACACTGGGGATCCTGATGATCTGGCCCGGGGTGAGTACATCCCACGACAGGACCTCGGGGTTCGCGTCGGCGATGTTCCACCACAGCCGGGAGTCTCCGTAGTACTGCTCGCCGAGCAGGTCCATACGGTCGGCCGAAGTCACCTGGTGGTACGTGAAGGTGAACGCCCACTCCTTCTGCTGGCTGGGAACCACGGTTAGGTTCGTGCCACGCCCGGAGGAGATCAGCGTCAGGTTGGATTCGGAGTACCTGGAGGTGGAGGTGATCATCGGCCTGCCTTTCCGCTCTTGCCCAACTGCTCAGAAGTGCTCAGGGGGTCGCCATTGTTCGGCACCCGGGGGCCGATGATGGGTTGGTACTTGTTTCCGCCCTGCGGCAGGGGAAGCAGCGACATTGACACGGTGACCGTGCACCTGGACGGGATCATCTGCTGCGTCCAGTGGCTGTACTGGCCCCGGATCGAAGTGATCTTCCCGTAGTACGTGAGGGAGGTACCGAGTATGAGGAAGACGTTTACCGAGGTCATTGGACCCACCGGGCCGAAGCCGAAGTGCCCCTCGGAGGTCTGCTGCGCCGTCGCGTCGTAGCCCGCCGCGATGTTCGTGATCTTGTAGAGGGACAGGACGTCGTAGGCGACTCCGTACGTCGGCACCCAAGTCAGGGCGTCGCCGAACAGCTTCGAGGGGTCCCACAACTCGTAATGCCGGTCGAAGAGCAGGCTGACCGTTACGTTCTGCTGGAGAGGCGTGAGCAGGTGGCCAGCGGTAACGTCGTCCTTGTTCTGAGAATTCTGGTCAGAAAGGTAGTTGTCATCGATCGAGTGATCGAAGTCGAGGACGCTCGGGTTGTACAGGAAATTGCACCGATATCGAACGCCCTTTACCGGCTTCTCCTGGATGATGAATCCCCGGGTCAGCGTTTTTGCACCGCCCACCTTCTGGAGTAGCGGCCTGCTGGTTATGCGGGGGTCGAAAGGACCGTTGTCGCTGATTCTGCTTGCCATTAGTTACCTGCCGCGATGAGGTTGATGCGGTCGTCTTCGGCGATTGCTGTAATGAACTGCTGCGCCGCATCGCGGGCCGTTTGCTGGTCCATCACGCCCTGGACTTGGATCACGACGGAACCGGAGTTGAAGTGGAGAGTGGCCTTGCCACCCGACGTATGAAGCCCGCTGACGCTGGACATGGCGTTGTTCCCGGCCAGGACGTTACGGATGGCCTCGGCCTGGAAGGCGGGGAGGATCATCTCGCCCTTGTGCACACGGGCCGTCTGGTCGACGTCGATGTTCGTCGAGCCGACCGCGTATCCCTTGTACCCTCCACCGTTCGACATGGACTTGATTCCAGGAACATTCGCCAGGGATCCGTAACGGGATTCCGCGTAGCGAACGCCCGCAATGGTGTTGTCCACCGGGTTCCAAATGTTCTTGTGCCCCGAAATCGACCAACGGTTAAAGGTCGAGTCGATTGTCTGGAGCAAACCCTTTGACGGGTGCCCGGCCTTGGCATTGCTGTCCCAGTTGTTCTGCGCGCGGGGGTTTCCGCCGGACTCGTGCATGGCCATCGAATTGACGATGCGCTCATTCGCGGCCGTGTCCTGGTGCAGGATCCCGAGAGCCGACTTGATCCAGGTCTTCAGGTTTCCGGTCGGCAGCGGACCGGCTGAAGTCGATCCGTTGTCGGTGGTCTTCGTCGATTTCTGCCCGGCCCCGACTCCCGAGCCGATGTTGGCCGCGCCGATCCCGGAGAGACCGGCCGCGATGGCGTCGACCTCCTCGATCGAGCCGTACGAGCCGACGTCACCGCCGAAGCCCATGGTGGACAGTCGGTTGGAGTCGGAACCGGCGGTGTCGGAATCATCATTGGTCAGGTCGCCCATGTTGCCGACCGAGCCCAGGATGCGGACCGCGTTGGTGAACTCGCCCGGCCGGTAGGAGCGGACGCGTACGACCGAATTCGTGTGGGGCGCCTCGATGATCTTCCCATTGCCGATGCACATCACTACGTGGTGCGCGGGGTTGCCGTTGAACAGCAGGTCACCCGCGCGCTCCTGGCCGAGCTTGACCGGCTTTCCGGCCTTCTGCTGCTGCGAGGCGATGCGCGGCAGGCTCACACCGATCTGCTTGAACGAGTACTGGATCAGTCCGGAGCAGTCGAAGCCCTTCGGGGTGTTGCCGCCCCATACGTACTTCACGCCCAGGTACTTCATGGCGACCCGGATGACGGCAGCAGCCGTCTTTCCCGCGCCCTGCGTACCGGTAGCCGCTGACTTGGAGTTGCCGGTGCCAGCGGCGGCCGAGGCGTTGCCCTCCCCCGCACCGCCGAAGATGCCAATGCCCGCACCGATGGCACCGCCAACGAGCGCACCTACACCGGTACCGATGACTGGGACGACGGAGCCGACGGCCGCACCTGTGAGGGCGCCGGTCGCCGCATCCACGCCGACATGGGCCAACTTGTTGCCCGTCTTGTTCTTGATGTGCTTGTCCACCAACTGGCTACCGAAGTGGTGAGTGCCGTACGCGGCCAGGCCGAAGGCGCCACCCTTGGCCAGCGGCGACCTCAGTAGTGCGCCTGCCCCGGCCCTCCAGCCACCCGCACTCATTGCGGCACCAGCTCCGCCGAGCAGGCCGGGGCCACCCATGCCAGCGAGCCGACCGACGGATCCCAGGCCTCGTGCCATGCCGAGGGCGCTCAGACCGCCTCCTACGGCACCTCCGATCATGGAACCGGCGCCTGCGGCCCCACCAATGATGGAGTTGGCGCCGGTCGCCTGGAGGATGCCCTGGAGGGCCGTGCTGAACTTGTCCAGGTACTTCGTCGCGGTGTCCAGTCCGCTGGTGAATGCGTCATTGATGTTCGCGTCTTGATTCCGCAGCGTGCCCGCGCGGTCCTGCATGCGCTGGGCGTTCGACCAGCCGATGCCCATGCTCTTGAGCTGCTGGCGAGCCTGGGAGCCCTCGGCTGAGTTCTTGTCAGCCCGGTTCGCCAGGCTGACGTAGGAGTTGGCGGATCCCCCCTTGATCTGCGAGATCATCATGCCTCGCAGCTCGCCCTTGACGAGTTGCAGCGTGTTCGCGTCCAGGCCCCAGGAGTTCAGCGACTGGTT